CAGGGTGTGGAGATGTTCTCAGAAAAATTCGGAGGTGGCACTCCGCTATCCAATATGGTCAAAGAGGTTGCGGCTGATTTTGCGGCGAAGCTTCGCAAAGGAGGCAACCAGTGAGCAAGATTGACTATCAGGCACTGCGTGAGGCGGCGAAACGTGCAATTCCAGCAATGGAACGCCTGTTAATGTTGCCAGCTGATGATGATTTGTTAAGTGAACAGGAACTTAAAGATTACGGTGTGGATATTGATGCGCTCAACGCCTTCAAATTTCTGGCCGGACCAGAAACCGTGCTGGCACTACTGGATGAACGGGAAAGAAACCAGCAATACATCAAACGCCGTGACCAGGAGAACGAGGATATTGCGCTAACGGTAGGGAAGCTGCGCGTTGAGCTTGAAGCAGAAAAACAGCGGGCAAAAGTTCTATTTATGGAAAATGCTCGGCTTAAGTCAGGCATAGCCGGTCTGATACACCTCGGTATTCGATATGCAGATGTTGAGGTCATGAAAATTGCTGGAGATGCCCAGCTTTCTACCCCATGCACTGACAGCATCATAAACAGCATTGCAACAGGCATTCGCATCAAAGGAGAGTGATATGGCGTTAACACACCACGAACTCTGTCAGATTGCGTACAAGTTCCTTAAGCGCAACGGGTTCAAGGTTTGCTTTCATGACCGCTTTGTTGCTGTAACCAGTACCGGAGAACAGCCAGATGCTATGGGNATGGGATTCAGAAATTCAGCATCATGCCTGATAGAGGCGAAGTGTTCTCGTGCTGACTTGTTGGCAGATAGAAAAAAGCGTTTCCGTAAAAATCCCTCACTTGGCATGGGCGACTGGCGATTCTTTATTAGTGAGCCGGGAATTATTTCAATTGAGGATTTACCTCCTGGCTGGGGATTACTTCACGTTGTTAACGGAAGAGTACGGAAAGTACATGGATGGCCCAAGGGGAATTGCTGTTGGGGTAACCCTGAAGATAAACCTTTTATTGGGAATAAGCAGGTTGAATGCGATTACATGTTATCTGCATTAAGGCGCATGGAGTTGAGAGGGCACCTTAATGAAATATATGACGGTGTAATTGTTAATAAGAAAGAAGGAAACGCGGCATGATCACTATTACCAAAGAGCGACTGCTGACAATCAAGGAGTGGCGCGAAACATACGGACCTGGTAGCAACGTTGTACTGCCAGCAGAAGAAGCGGAAGAGCTGGCACGGATTGCGCTGGCATCACTGGAAGCAAAACCAATAGGTGCATTCCACATTGCAGAACAGCAAGTTGACGGCACAAGTGACTACCTCAAGGATGGAGAATGGCCTGTTGATAATGGAATTATTGAGGTCTACGCCGCTCCACCCGTTCCAGTAGTACCGGAAGAAAAACCAATGCCTAACCCTCTTAGCATGTACACAGTTGATGCTGTTGCAGCTATTGCAGAGGTGAGAGGCTGGAACGCCTGCCGTGCAGCCATGCTTAAGGGAGATAAATCATGATTAATCGAACCAAACTGAAGCACATCCTCGAGTATGCCAGGCAGCAGAGGCGCTTTGGCCAGCTTTGTAAAATTCTGCCAGGAGATATGGTTGAAATCGTGGAGATTGCCATGCGTAAGACTGGCAACTCTCCGGTAAGTCCGGGTGGTTGGATAAGCTGTAGTGAGCGAATGCCCGCTCAAGATGATTGGATTTTAATTTATTCAAAGCACGGTGAGTATATGGCAGGACAGGTACAAGAGGAATACGTGGAGTTGAGCGACGGCACTTTATCGTGGTTAGGGAACGCCTTGTACTGGATGCTGCTACCAGAACCGCCGCAGGAGGCGAAATGATGGATGTAAAAGAGAAGGTTTTGCAGGTGATGCGTTCCCGGGCTGCCCTGCAAGATAAAGCTCTCGGCGGGAAATATCCATTCAGGATGGCAACCTGGAATCTGCGGTTGGCAATGGAGAAGGAATTTCCTGATGAAGAATGGCGTTCGGCAGATTTGCGCAAAATTCTTATGGAGCTGGCTAAAGACGGAACAGTATCCAAAGATACCCATGCCAGCCGGATTGGTCAGGCTGTATGGAGACTGGAGGTGAGGTAATGGCTAACCTGCAACTTGCCGTTAAAGGTGAATACTTCGATGCCATGATTCGCGGGGAGAAAACGGAAGAGTATCGCCTGTGTAATGACTACTGGAATAAGCGCCTCGTTAACCGTAAGTATGACCGCCTGATTATCACAAAGGGATATCCGAAGCGCGACGATTCCAGCCGCAGAATTGATGTTCCGTATGACGGATATGAAATCAAGACAATCACACATCCCCACTTCGGCGATAAACCGGTAAAGGTGTTCGCGATAAAGGTGAATATTGATGGCTAAATCAGCAGCAGAGCGCAAAGCCGCTCAGAGAGCCAGACAAGCTGAATCCGGTGTGCGTAAGCTGGAAATTGTGCTTGATGCTCAGGAAATTGAAATGCTGGAGCGTAACTGTGCCACGCGTCGCCCCGGGCGCGCGCCTTACGAATTTGGTGAGTATATAGCGTTACTGATCCGCCAGGATGATGCACGCGTGCGCGGGCGTATAAAATCGATCAGCAGAAAACGTTGCGGTAAGTGCGGCGAGAGAGTTCCTGTGAATTCATGCCCGTGTAATGGTGACTCGCAATGCTGGGTGACCAAAGGCTGGCATGAAACGAAATTAATAGTGTGACATGTCACGAAGGTGTTATGCCAAAAATACGCTACGACCTTGAAGATATGAGAGATAACTCAGCAAATTTTCCGAAAGAGGTTAAATTTCTCATGCATAAGTATGGTTGCGCCAGGAGGGATATAGTTATCGACAGTCAGCACCCTTGCGGCGAGGATGTAATTTTCATTCGCGGTAAATGGGAAGGGTATCTTGACGAGAGTTTTTACGATGAATTTGATGGACTTTGAATACTGCCGCCAACTATGGCGGCTTTATTTTGCATGGTACTATTACCACAACGGTAACTATTACCACGGTGGTTATGATGCCTGCTGAACCTAAAACCTATAAACGCAAATCAACGCAATTTAAGCCACTAACAGCAATGCAGGAGGCTTATTGCCAGTCATACATCAAAACGCCTGAAAACCAGACTCAGGCAGCGATTAACGCAGGATTCTCCCCAAATACAGCGGCAGTTAAAGCCTGTGTCATGATGCGCGATGAACGCATTCAAAAACGGATTGCCGAGTTGATGGAGGAGCGCAACAAACGAATGCGCGTCAGTGCTGATTACGTTCTCATGCGCCTAGTGGAGATCGACCAGATGGACGTGATCGATATCCTCAACGACGATGGGAGCCTTAAACCAATCCGTGAGTGGCCGAAAATCTGGCGCACTACGCTTAGTGGCTTTGATCTGTCATCGACCATCATGAACATGAACGAGGATTCGATAGAGACAATCCTCAAAAAAATTAAATGGCCTGACAAGGTGAAGAACCTCGAACTGATTGGTAAGCACGTCGACGTCAACGCATTCAAAGAACGCCTGGATGTTAATGTGAATGTGACAATTGCTGATCGCATAGCGGCAGCCAGGAAGCGACTCAAAGAACGTCAGGATGGTAATCAGTGACAGATACAGCGTTATCTCCTGAAGAGCAGTTGATCGAGGATATTGCAGGGTTCACTCACGATCCGCTTGGCTATGCCCTCTATGCGTTCCCGTGGGGGGAAGAGGGGACTGAATTAGCACATGCCACAGGTCCACGTCAGTGGCAGGCTGATGCGTTCCGAGAGATACGTGATCACCTGCAGAATCCAGAGACGCGCTATCAGCCGCTTATGCTGGCACGTGCTTCGGGTCACGGTATTGGTAAATCCGCATTCATCTCAATGCTGATCAACTGGGGCATGTCCACTTGCGAGGATTGTAAGGTCGTGGTGACCGCCAACACCGACAACCAGCTACGAACGAAGACCTGGCCTGAAATTATCAAGTGGTCGAACCTTGCTATCACGAAAGACTGGTTCACCTGCACCGCTACCGCGATGTACAGCAATGATCCTGGACACGACAAGCGGTGGCGAGCTGACGCAATCCCCTGGTCTGAGCACAACACTGAGGCATTCGCAGGACTACACAACGAGCGCAAACGCATCATCGTGGTATTCGATGAAGCGTCGAACATTGCGGATCTGGTGTGGGAAGTTGCCGAGGGTGCGCTTACGGACGAAGACACTGAGATTATTTGGGTGGCGTTCGGAAACCCGACGCGTAATACCGGGCGATTCCGTGAATGTTTCCGCAAGTATAAACACCGCTGGAAAACTGCGCAGATTGACAGCCGGACGGTGGAAGGCACCAACAAACAGCAGTTGCAGAAATGGGTTGATGACTACGGGGAAGACAGTGACTTCGTTAAAATCCGTGTGCGCGGAATATTCCCTGATGCATCTGAATTGCAGTTTATCCCTACCGGACTTACTGACGAGGCAATGAAACGGGTGATAACCGCTGCGCAGGTGGCACATGCTCCGGTGATAATCGGCGTTGACCCGGCATACTCCGGTGTTGATGACGCTGTGATATACCTGCGGCAGGGGCTGCATAGTAAGGTGCTGTGGACCGGCAACAAGACCACTGACGATCTGATTATGGCGAAGCGTATCGCTGACTTTGAAGACCAGTACCAGGCTGACGCAGTGTTCATCGACTTCGGTTACGGAACTGGTCTGAAGTCAATCGGTGACGGCTGGGGTCGTACATGGCAACTTGTTCCGTTCGGTGGCGCGTCTACTGACCCGCAGATGCTCAACAAGCGTGGGGAGATGTTCAACTCATGCAAGACATGGCTGAGGCTGGGCGGCATGCTTGATGACCAGGAAACAGCGGACGACCTGTCGGCAGCAGAGTACAAAGTTCGAGTGGACGGTAAAATCGTTATCGAACCGAAGGAAGATATCAAAGAGCGACTTGGGCGTTCTCCTGGTAAAGGCGATGCGCTACTGCTGACGTTTGCGTTCCCTGTGTCGAAGCGTCTGCGAATTCCCGGTCAGCAGAACCAGCAAGGCAAGGCCATCACAGATTACGATCCCTATGCTTAATCCGCTGGTGGGGATAATGTCGTTGATATCCTCTGGTGAGGATAAAACAAAGCCAGCTCATAGGCTGGCTGTTTGTGACATGTCACGGTGTTATTGCTCGCTTAACTTCTGCTTCAGCAAGTAACCTTCGAGCATCCAGATTTTGTTTACAGCATTCTGCCGGGCAATCTTCCGACCAATTTCCGCATCAAAGTTTTCCGGACTTGCACAGGCACTCTCTCCGGTGACGGTGAAGCCATTCTTCAGTACCAATACGCAGAAAGTCAGGAGGTCTGTAGATTTATGCGCTGTCCATGAATCGCCAACGCCCATATTGGCAGCACGAATGCCGTCATAAGCAGTAAAGAAATGCTCTTCAAGAATGATGCTTTCGATATATTGAGGCGTAACTCGCGGAGCGGTTTTGCCTTTCTCAACGATTTCTTTTTCGATTTGCTGGTCGCTCATAATCTCACCTTAAAAAAATGCCCGGCGAACCGGGCGAACTGGAAGCAATGAGTTATGCCTTCCGTGGCTGTACGGGTTTACAGCATGAAGTCATCGCAATGGCGTCCTGCTGTAAAAAGGGCGGTGATAGTCCTTCAAGGGAAACCATCACCGCCAAGCCCCTGGAACTTCTGGCATCACGGTCCTTAGGCGTGATTCTGGCGCGGCATGCAGGATTCGAACCTGCGACCAACCGCTTAGAAGGCGGTTGCTCTGTCCAACTGAGCTAATGCCACAACGCTGAGAGCACTTAGCCTGTTAAGGCGCCACACTTTGTCGCGGCTCCATAAATGCTCTCATCGTTGTACCCTCGTCTCTTCCGAGGCGTCACACCGAATCGCCGGGATGGTGAATCCCCGTGCGCGGAATAAAACCGCTCGACTTGCACATTCCGGCTAGCTGGTTCGTTTGCCCGAGCAAGGGAGGGTGCCCCTTAAACGTATCCAGACCGCTATCGGCGCATGTGCCATACGCCGTACTGCTCAAAATAAAAGCTCACTCCACCTGTTCAATTTAACGACAAGCCAGTCAGGTTAGTAACCGGAATGAACTCTTTGCTTACCTTAAAGGTAATAATTCATGCGTTAAATGTCAACTATCTACGATAAATAAATCATATGTGGTTAAATTGGTAATAATTTAATTGCGTACGGAGTCATTGATATGTGCATGGGTAGCTCACCGTCAGTGCCTGCAACACCAGAAGTTCAGGCAGCACCACAGGAGCAGGATGCCGCCGTTGTTGATGCCCGCGACGAAGAAACTCGTCGCCGTCGCGCTGCTGCTGGTCGTAGTTCTACGCTGCTTACCGGTTCTCAGGGCGACACATCAACCGCTAATACCAGCGGTAAAACGCTGCTTGGCCAGTAACCGGAGTCATTGAAATGGCGGAAACAACTAAAGAGCGATTGAACAAACAGTTCGCACAACTTGAAAGCGAGCGTCAGTCGTTCGAGCCGCACTGGCGCGAGTTGAGTGATTACATCAACCCGCGTGGTTCCCGCTTTCTGACTTCTGAGGTCAACCGTAACGATCGACGCAATACACGCATTATTGATTCGACTGGGACTATGGCGGCGCGCACTCTCGCCAGCGGCATGATGTCAGGCATCACAAGCCCCGTGCGTCCGTGGTTTCGCCTGGCTACGCCAGATCCTGAAATGATGGATTATGGCCCTGTTAAGTTGTGGCTTGAGGCAGTGCAGAACCGCATGAACGATATGTTCAATAAGTCGAATCTCTATCAGTCGCTGCCGCAGTTATACGGAAGCCTCGGCACATACAGCACCGGTGCAATGGCGGTGCTGGAGGATGACGAGGACATCATTCGTACAATGCCATTCCCGATAGGAAGTTACTACCTGGCTAACTCACCTCGTGGCAGTGTGGACACCTGTTTTCGCAAGTTCTCTATGACTGTTCGTCAGCTTGTTCAGGAATTCGGACTAAATAACGTCAGCGAATCCGTAAAAAGCATGTGGGAAAGCGGCACCTACGAGAAGTGGATTGAAGTGATGCATTCGGTTTATCCGAACATTGACCGCGATACATCGAAGCTGGATAGCAAGAACAAGCCATTCAAATCGGTTTATTACGAGGTTGGTGGCGATAACGACAAGTTGTTGCGTGAGTCCGGATTCGATGAGTTTCCAATTATGGCTCCGCGCTGGGAAGTTAACGGCGAAGATGTTTATGGATCATCATGCCCGGGTATGCTGGCGCTTGGACCTGTTAAGGCATTGCAGCTTCTCCAGAAGCGCAAGTCGCAGTTGATTGATAAAGCCACCAATCCTCCGATGGTTGCTCCGACTTCCCTCAAGAATCAGCGCGCCTCCCTTCTTCCTGGCGACATCACGTATATCGATCAGATTACTGGTCAGGATGGCTTCAGGCCTGCTTATCTGGTTAACCCCAGTACAGCAGATTTGGTGGCAGACATTCAGGACACTCGTCAAATCATTAACAGCGCCTACTTTGTCGATCTGTTCATGATGTTGCAGAACATCAATACCCGCTCGATGCCTGTTGAAGCGGTGATCGAAATGAAAGAAGAAAAACTTCTGATGTTGGGGCCGGTTCTGGAGCGTCTGAACGACGAATGTCTTAATCCTCTCATTGACCGCGCTTTCTCGATGATGGTGCGTAAAAACATGTTGCCGCCACCGCCTGACGCGATGGAAGGCATGCCCCTGAAGGTCGAATACATTTCCGTCATGGCTCAGGCGCAGAAGTCTATCGGCCTGTCCAGTCTGGCGTCCACGGTTAACTTCATTGGTCAACTTGCGCAAGCGAAACCAGAAGCTCTCGACAAACTCAACGTTGATCAGGCGATCGATGCATTCGCTGATATGTCTGGAGTGTCTCCAACCGTCATTGTTCCGCAGGAACAGGTTGAGCAGGCTCGCCAGCAACGGGCACAGCAACAACAGCAGCAACAAATGATGGCGATGGGGATGGCGGCGGCACAGGGTGCCAAGACGCTAAGCGAAGCTAAAACTTCGGATCCGAGTGTTTTGTCAGCTATGGCGAATGCAGTTAGTGGTCAGGGTGGGCAATCACAATGACAGATTACGAAGACGATCAACTGAAAGAAGAAAACGCCCGTAAGCAACGTGACATGGCACAGCGTGAAATTGATGACATTCGCTTTGTCATGAGCAGTGAACAGGGGCGTCGCGTTGTCTGGTCTGTGCTGGAGAAAGGCCGGGTGTTTTCCGCTATCTCTCCGATGGATGCTATGGCAATGGCATTTAATGAGGGGCAACGCAATCTGGCGCTGGAGCTGTTTCAGCGCGTTATGGCGCATTGCCCTGAACAGTATTTGAAGATGGCCAAAGAGGCCAGTGAACAGGAGTGATCATGAATTTATTTGAGCGTTTGCTGTATCGCCGTCTTTGCAATGAGCAACCAGTCGATGGTGGAGCAGCTCCGGCTGCGTCAGAACCATCAGCGCCTGCAGGTGATAACCATGCTCCAGTTGGTGATCCATCACAACAAGAAGGTGATAAGCCGCAACCTGTTGCTGATGGCGATAAACCTGCTGATGACAAAAAGCCTGAAAGCGATAAGCAGGGTGAAAAAAAGGACGGCGATAAACCGGATGGTGCGCCGGAGAAGTACGAGTTTCAGGCTGCCGAAGGCGTAGAGCTGGATACAGAAGCGTTGAAGGAATTCGAGCCGGTGGCGCGAGAACTAAACCTGACCAACGAGCAAGCGCAAAAGCTGGTTGATGCTTATCCGAAGATTCTGGCAGGTGTTCAGCAGCGCCAGGCAGAAGCCTGGCAGAAAACAACCGAGCAGTGGGCTGCGGATGTAAAAGCTGATAAAGAAATCGGTGGCGACAAGTTGATTTCTAACCTTAGCGCCGCACAGCGTGCGCTTGACCAGTTCGGGACACCTGAACTCAAAGAATATCTGAACACCACCGGGCTGGGTAATCACCCTGATCTGGTCAAAACGTTCGTGAAAATCGGAAAGGCGATGTCTGAAGATGGCATGGTCACCGGTGGTAATGAAGGCCAGCGTAGTGCGGCCGAAGTGCTCTATGGCAAATAAGAGAGGAAATGACAATGGCTGTTAAAGGCTTAACTGCGCTAACGCTGGCTGACTGGGGTAAGCGCGTCGATCCAAACGGGAAAGTCGATAAGATTATCGAGCTTCTCGGTCAAACTAACCCGATCCTTCAGGATATGCCTTTTGTCGAAGGGAACCTTCCTACCGGACACCGAACCACCATTCGTTCTGGTTTACCTTCAGCTACCTGGCGTTTGCTGAACTATGGCGTACAGCCAAGCAAATCAACCACAGTGCAGGTAACCGATTCCGTTGGCATGCTGGAAACCTATGCTGAAGTCGATAAGTCACTGGCTGATCTGAACGGTAATACCGCCGAATTCCGCCTGTCTGAAGACCGCGCATTTATTGAAGCGATGAATCAGCAGATGGCGCAGACACTGTTTTATGGTGATTCCAGCGTTAACCCTCAGCAGTTTATGGGACTGTCCTCCCGCTATTCCAGCCTGTCTGCGGGTAATGCTCAGAACATCATTGATGCTGGTGGTACGGGTACAGATAACACCTCAATCTGGTTAGTAGTGTGGGGCGAAAACACCGTGCATGGCATCTTCCCGAAAGGGAAGAAGGCTGGCATCCAGATGGAAGATAAAGGCCAGGTGACACTGGAAGATGCGAATGGCGGCAAGTACGAAGGCTACCGTACCCATTACAAATGGGACAACGGGCTTGCTCTGCGTGACTGGCGTTATGTTGTTCGCATTGCAAACATTGATGTCAGCAATCTTTCAGAACCTTCCTCTGCAGCAAATATTGCGAAGTTGATGGTTAAAGCACTGCATCGCATTCCAAACCGTGGCATGGGCCGCCCGGTGTTCTACATGAACCGCACTGTAGGCCAGGCTCTTGATCTGCAATCTCTGGAGAAAACATCTCTGGCGATCAGCGTAAAAGAGACAGAAGGCGAGTGGTGGACTTCATTCCGTGGTGTACCAATCCGTGAGACTGATGCGCTTCTGGAAACAGAAGCCCGCGTGGTGTAACGCCTGTTATTAACCTGTGGGTCGTAACAGACCCACTAATGGAGAAAGAAGATGATCACCGACAAACTGTTGATGTTCTCCGAAGCTCAGGCGGTTACGAATACCGCGGCTTCTACTGACGTAATCGATCTCGGTCCAATTGACGGAAAACATCGTGATATCGGCGTGGGTTACCCGCTTGAGTTTTGGGCGCTGGTTAACACAGCCGCCGCGGCAAGCGGTGATGCAACTGTAAACATCCAGTTGCAGACGAGTGAGAATAACAGCTCATGGACCACTATTTATGATAGTGGCGCACTGGCAAAGACCGCCCTGACAGCAGGTAAACGAGTTGTTTCTGCAAAGGTGCCTGCCGGTGTTCAGCGATATCTGCGTGTTAACTACTCCGTCGCAACTGGCCCACTAACGGCTGGCGAATTCACTGCTGGTATCAGTCTTGATGTTGATGCCAATACGCCGTATCCGATCCGCTCAAAAGTAACTGGTTAAGGTGATATCGATGTCAGGTGAGAAACCAAGATACCGCGTTCTGCGCCTCTCTCATATCCATAACACTCTGTGGCCGGAGGGGGCAGAAATCGAATACGAAGGTGAGCCTGGTAGCGCACTGGAACCTGTTAACGATGCAGCCAGACAGGCAAAAGCAAAAGTTGCAGGAAAGGTGTCAATGGCAGCAACCAGCACCAAAATCATCAACGATGTGTCAGATGATGGTGAACTGGATAAGCTCCGTGAAGAGTACGAATTGCTCTTTAACGAGAAGCCACACCATAACGCCAAAGCCGAAACGCTCCGCGAGAAGATCGCAGATAAGCGTAAAGAACTGGGCGTGTAAGCCTCGCGAATCAGACAAGGGGCTTCGGCCCCTTTATTGCAGGAGTGTATATGGAACTCGTAAACCTCAAAACAGGCACTGACAGCTACCAGGATGAGAGCGGAGAAACCAGAACTCGCGATGAATACCCGTGGGGGCTGTGCATCACGCTGAATAACGACACATTGAATAAGCTGAAGGCGCAACCTCAGGGCGTCGGAACAGAAGTGATGATAACTGCAAAGGCTGTTATTCGAGGCCTGTCTGCCAGAGAAACTGACGATGGTGTTAATCGCAGCGCCGATCTGCAGATCACTGATATGGCTATCGCTCCTGTTTCCGGTGATGTAGGAAAATCAGCGGCTGAAACTCTGTACGGCAATGGGGGGGAGTAATGGCCTCTGTAGTAGAGATCTGCAATCGCGCGCTGTCCAATATTGGCAATAGCCGCAGCATTAACAGCCTGACGGAAGCCAGCAAGGAAGCGGGGGAATGTTCGCTGCACTTTGAGGCCTGCCGTGATGCTGTGCTTTCTGATTTTGACTGGAACTTTGCTACCAAACGCGTGGCGCTTGCAGATACGAGCAATCCACCGCCTGACTGGGAATATGCGTACCAGTACCCGTCCGATTGTCTGCGCATTACTGAAATTATGCTTCCTGGTGTACGCAATCCAGCAGCACCAATGCGCGTTCAGTACGAAGTTGGTGCAGACACCAACGGAACAGGAAAGTTGATCTACACAGACCAGCCTCAGGCATGGCTCAAGTATGTCTCTCGCGTTACAGATGTGAACATGTTTGATGCCATTTTTATGGAGGCGTTAGCCTGGCGTCTTGCGGCAGCTATTAACATGGCGCTGACTGGGAATGCAGACCTCGGTACGTTTGCCCTCAATATGTACAATCGCGTGATTCTTAGTGCTGGCTCGCATAGCCAGAATGAATCACAGGAACCACAGCCACCGGTTGACGAGTTTACCATTGCGAGGTTGTCCTGATGGCTATCAGTTGGATCCAGCCCAGCTTTGCCGGTGGTGAGATTGGACCGTCGTTGTACGGTCGTATCGACATGGCGAAGTACCAGGTGGCATTGCGCAAGTGCGATAACTTTATCGTGCGGCAGTATGGCGGCGTTGAGAATCGACCTGGTACGCGTTTTGTCGGTGCCGCCAAATACCCAAATCGGAAATGCCGCCTGATCCCGTTCCAATTCTCGACGGTTCAGACTTATGCTCTGGAGTTCGGACACCAGTACATGCGCGTTATCAAAGATGGTGCGTTGGTGCTGAACAGCAGCAATGTTATTTATGAAATTGCCACGCCATATACTGAAGCCGATCTGTTCCGAATTAAATTCACGCAAAGCGCAGACGTGCTTACGCTGGTTCACCCGGCATACCCGCCGAAAGAGTTGCGCCGCTATGCGCATGACAACTGGCAACTGGTTGATGTGGTAACGAAGAACGGGCCATTTGAAGATATCAATATTGACGAGTCAGTGACGGTTTATGCCAGCGCCAGCACCGGGACAATTACGTTAACGGCAAGCGCCTCTATTTTTGGCGCGGAGCAGGTAGGCAAATTGTTCTATCTGGAACAGCCTGCAGTGGATTCTGTGCCGGTATGGGAAACCAGTAAGAGTACGTCGATTGGCGATATTCGCCGTGCAGACAGTAACTACTATCGCGCCGTTACAGCAGGCAAAACAGGTACTTTGCGCCCTTCGCATACAGAAGGCACATCATGGGATGGCTGGGGCGGATCCGGTGATGATGATACTGGCATTGAGTGGGAATATCTGCACAGTGGTTTTGGCATTGCCCGTATCACTGCTGCAAATGGAACTACTGCAACTGCCGAGGTGATTTCCTATATCCCTTCGCAGGTAGTTGGCGAGGATAATGCCAGCTATAAATGGGCTAAATATGCCTGGAACAGTGTTAATGGTTATCCTGGCACTGTTGTTTATTATCAACAACGTCTTTACTTCGCCGCATCGACTGCGTTCCCTCAGACTATCTGGGCCAGCCGTACTGGGGATTATAAGGATTTTGGCAAAAGCAATCCTACGCAGGATGATGACAGAATTATCTACACCTATGCCGGGCGTCAGGTTAATGAGATCCGTCACCTGATTGATGTTGGTTCGCTGGTGGCGCTGACTTCCGGAGGTGAGTACGTCATCACCGGCGACCAGAACAAAGTGTTAACCCCATCATCATTTGCATTCAGCTCTCAGGGATCAAATGGCTCAAGCAACGTCCCGCCAATTGCCGTGGCGAATATTGCTTTGTTCGTCCAGGAGAAAGGCAGCGTTGTCCGTGATCTGGCCTACTCATTCGATGTTGACGGCTATCAGGGGAACGACCTGACCATCCTTGCCAATCATCTTTTTCAGAAGCACAGCATTGTTGACTGGTGCTTCTCGATTGTCCCTTACTCCAGCGCCTTCTGCATTCGTGATGACGGTAAATTACTGGTGATGACCTATTTGCGTGATCAGCAGGTTTTTGCATGGGCACCACAATCCAGTACCGGAAAATATGAAAGCACATGCAGTATCAGCGAAGGCAATGAAGATGCGGTGTATTTCGTCGTTAACCGAACCGTTAACGGGCAAACAGTGAGATACATCGAGCGACTGTCCAGCCGTTTATTTACCAGCGATGAAGATGCTTTCTTTGTTGATTCTGGCCTTAGCTATGATGGAAGAAATACGTCTGACAGAACGATGATCATCACTGGTGGTTCTGGCGAATGGGATTACCGCGCGGAATATACAATCAGTGTTTCTGGTGGTGCGTACTTCACCAGTAGTGATGTCGGTGCTCAACTACAGTTCCCTTATACCGGAACTGATCCTGGCGATGAAGTGTCAAAAGAATTACGTTGCGACATTATTTCTGTAACCAGCAATACCGCTGTAGTGGTTCGCCCTAACAGGAACGTCCCATCATCCCTCAGGAATGTGGCCACCACGAACTGGCAGATGGCGCGCCGGACATTTGGAGGACTGTCTCATCTTGAAGGCCAGACCGTAAACATTCTCTCTGATGCGAACGTGGAACCACAGAAAGTTGTTTCCGGAGGTGCCGTCACGCTGGAATCTCCGGGGGCTGTAGTGCACATCGGCCTGCCAATAACTGCTGAATTCGAAACACTGGATATCAACATTAACGGACAGGAAACGCTGCTGGACAAAAAACAGGTGATCCCGTCCGTTACTCTGGTTGTGAATGCCAGTCGCGGCATCTGGGCGACTACGCCCGGCGGTAAATGGTACGAATATCCACAGCGTGAATTCGAGTTCTACGATGATCCTGTTGATGACGCTACCGGAAAAGTAGAAGTGAAACTGGACAGTAACTGGGGCAAAAACGGACGTGTAAGAATCCGTCAGCTTGACCCGTTGCCGCTGTCTGTTCTTGCCGTTACTCCTCGTCTTACTGTTGGGGGATTCTGATGATCGATGTTCGAATTATTCCCGCCACCGAAGAGCATCTTCAGATGATTTTGCCGGATGTTCGTCAGGCTGATATTGACGAACTGTATGCGGTATCGCTGATGACTACCGAAGATGCGCTGCGTGTTGGTCTTCGCACTGCGACTATGGCCTGGTCAGGGTTCGCAAACGGAGAACTGGTAACCATGTTTGGTGTATCTCCGGCGTCAATGATCGGTGGCAATGGTACGCCCTGGCTGGTCGGGACCAGCCGTATTGAAAAATATCAGAAGACATTTCTGCGCCACTGCCGCCCTGTATTGCAGCAGATGCTGGCAGTTTATCCGCGCCTGGAAAACTATGTCGATGAGCGAAACCATGTTGCCAAAGCATGGCTGCACTGGCTTGGATTCAGGCTTGAAGAAGCCGCGCCTTATGGTGCACTTGGTCTTAATTTCCACAGATTTCACATGGAGAGAAAATAATGTGCGATCCGGTTATTGCTGGTGGCGCAATGCTCGCCATGAGTGGCATTCAGGCATACACCCAGTACCAACAGGGAAAGTATGCCTCGAAGGTTGCAGAAGCGAACGCAGATATAGCCACAGCTCAGGCAAATGATGCAATAAACAGGGGTAACGCTGAAGCTGAGCAACGGCGCAGAGAGACCCGACAGCGGCTTGGTACACAGGCGGCGACAATGGGGGCTACCGGCTCTGATTTATCTACAGGTAACGCGCTGGATATATTTGGCGACACTGCCCAGTTTGGCGCTCTTGATTCGCTGACGACGGTGAATAACGCGCAACGCGAGGCTTACGGTTATCAGGTTCAGGCTGCCAACTATAAAGCAGAAGCCAGTTCAGCCCGTAAACAGGGGAATGTGGGAGCAGCAACAACATTGCTCACTGCGCCTCTGAAGGCATACGGTGCGTACCAGATGTTTGGTGGGACGTGGAGTCCGTTTACTCAAAGCACTCCTGCGCCAATCGGGGCAGCAGCAGGAACCAGATTACCCGGAGGATTATAATGCCAGTCGTACCAACAGTATCCGGACGTCAGGTTGAGAGTCGTGGAGTTCAGTCAGCAGGCTTGCAGACGTTTTCTCAGCAAGGTATTGGTGATGCTTTTGTTCGGGCAGGGACAGAGGCAATTGATGTTTTGGGGCAGGCAAAACAGCGTGCCAATATCGCTCTGGCTCAGGAGGCATCTCTTAACCTCAGTCAGATAAGCAGCGATCTGCTGAATAATCCTGAAACAGGATTGCTTAACCTGAAAGGGAAAAATGCTATTGGAAAAGGTCAGGAGTATACGCAGCAGTTTGATGCCCAGGTCGAGCAACTGGCTATGTCGCTGCCGGATGAACAGGCTCGTAATGCTTTCATGCAGCAGGCGCAGCAGCAGCGCATTCAGTTCACTACGCAGGCCGGGAGGTACGAAATAGGACAGGTTCGCCAGTATGAGGCGGATATGCAGGATGCGACACTAAAAAACCTATCGATGCAGTTCCGTAACCCGACAATGGCAAACCAGGCAGGATTGAAGGCATATCATAGCATCATCGCTTACGGCGAAGCCCACGGCCAGAGTCAGGAAGAGATCGAACAGAACTGGGTTTCGTGGCGCGAGAATGCCGCGAACGGTGCGGCGGAGGCGTGGTATGTGCCGATGTATCAACAGATGATGGGTCCGAACGGCAAGATTGAGGTAACCGATACACCGAGTGAGGCGCAGTTATTCTCTGCAATAATCTGGCAGGAGAGTGGCGGAAATCAGTACGGAAAGGACGGAACACCTCTGGTGTCGCCAAAAGGCGCTGTTGGCGTAGCGCAGGTGACGGAAGATACTGGCCCCGAAGCTGCCCGCCTTGCTGGCGTGCCGTGGGACCGCGATAAATGGTTGAATGACCCGCGCTATAATGCCCGCTTGGGGCAAGCTTATTTCGGCGCGCAGATGAAGAAATACGACAATAACCCGGTTCTGGCAGTAGCTGCCTATAACGCTGGCCCAGGAAAGGTTGACGGCTGGATTAAACAGATTGGCGACCCGCGCACAGGCGAAGTCAGTAACGCCCAGTTTGCCGCAGCTATCCCATACGACGAGACGCGCAATTATGTGGCAAAAGTAACTGGCAGTGCTGGAGCTATTCCTGGATCTGCGACGATGGAAAACCTCATCGCACAGCCATTCTGGAACGCCATGAGTCCGGACAAAAAGTCGCAGATGATGAGCAAGGTTGCTGGCATGTACGACATGCAGGCTTCAGCCGGTCGCGTTGCGCTACAGAGTCGAATGCAGGACGACCTATCCAAAATTGAGGCCGGTAAGCAGGTGACGCCTATTTCAGCGCACGAATGGGCCGCCGTTATGCCGCTTCAGGCAGCGCCTGCCGAGCGCCTGCAGATGGAAAAAACCTTCCAGCAATACCAGCAGGCAATGACGCTACAACCTGTTTATCAGACCATTATGCAGGGCAACGTCCAGCAGGGTACCGCCGCCGTGCAGGCAATGGCACCGCAGGAAAACGACCCTGACTTTAAATACAAAGCAGAGCTTTATGCATCGGCAAAGGTCAAGCTTGGGCAGGTACTGAAGGCGCGGGAAGCGGATCCGGGGGCATGGCTGCAACAAAACTCTCCGGTTGTGCAGGCTGCATTCCAGCAGTACCTGAATGACCCTTCATCTGGTGAATACCTAGTTTCCCGAATACAGTCTGAAAAAGACCGCCTGGGGATAATGAGCAAAAAAGTTTTACCGGAGTCCATGGTCAATGATGTACTGCAGCGTATTGACAACACGCAGGAATCTAGCGTAAAGGCCATTCAGTCGGTGGCGCAGTCGTTCGGCAAATACTCGGATCAGGTGATGCAGCAGGTTCAGAAGAGCGCTTATCCTGCGTTGCAGGTTGTCATGGCTACCGAGAACCCGCGCGCGGCAAATGCGCTCTGGCAAAACCGTAGCGTTAAAACTGCTGACTTACGCGGCAGTCTTGAGAAAACCGACGCGGATAGCGCCGACTCGTCATGGAATGACCAATCGAAAGATTTTGCTGGCACGATGGTTGTTCAGCCTGGTGGCACTGCCGTGTGGAATAACTTCAACGAGCAGGGAAAACGACTTACTTACATCAACATGCAGCGCGGAATGTCGGCGTCTGATGCAGCAAAACAGGCGTATCAGGACATCCTCGGCGAGCAGTACCAGACCAATGGCACTTGGCGGCTACCTAAGCGTGCAGGGATAGATATTCGTGACGTTAACGATGGTGCCAATGCGTATCTGAAAAACCTGTCAGCAGATCAGATTATGCCGCTTATTGGTGACCCAAGGCTACCTGATGAGGTCAACCGTGAGCAGAGTATCTCCCGCATTCGTGATAATGCGCAGTGGGTTACCAACAGCGACGAAACAGGACTTACCCTGATGCTCAACGGGCTGATCGTCAACGGTGCCGACGGCAACCCGATTACGGTGCCGTTCAACGATCTGGCGAAACTGGGAACAACCAACCGATCAGTATGGAACAGCATTACCAAGTTCATTGATACTCCGGTGAAATATACTCCCGGACAGTCTAAGGAATACAGCGCAGAAAGTCAGCGCGACAACCTGATTAACATTTTCCAGAACGGCCAGCAATCAGGACGATAACATGCCAATTTACACAGATGATCCGGGACAGGGAATTAACCAGCCAATTGGCAACGCGCCAGCAGGGCTTGGCGAATCGCTGCTTTCTTCCCTTAAGCAGGGATTTGAAGAGGGGCCGGTCATGTCCGGCTACCGCTTTGCGCAGGCCGACTCGCTGGCGAATGACCCAAACTCTACAGTTATCAGTAAGCAGGAAGCGGATGAGCTCCTGAAGCAGTACGGCGTAAAGAGCATAAACGTGCCAGATTCTGGCGTTACGCAGGCTTTTCTCGATCATGTTATTGCCGAACGCAAAGATTCTCTGGCACGCCAGCAGATCGCGATGTCGGCACCGAGCGGGTGGGTAGCCACGCCGCTTAATTTCGCAGCCAGCCTAGCTGGTTCAATGGCAGATCCTGGTAACGTGGCGCTGGCGCTGGTTCCGTTCGCTGGAGAAGCAAAGGCGGCTTCTGTGCTTGGCCGATTTGGCGAGCGATTTGTTGCTGGTGCACGCATGGGGGCAGCGCAGGCGGTGGTGACCGTGCCGCTTACCGGGCTGGCAGCGGCGGCGGAAGGTGACGACTTCACCTATAGCAACGCGTTGGAAAGTACTTTCTTTAACACGATGGCTGGCGGTCTAATGCATGCCGGCGGCGGCCTTATCGCCGATATCGTGCGACCGCGTCGCGTTCCCGATGCTGCAACGGGAGAGTCCCCGGCGTTTTCTGGCGATGCGCAGCCAACCCCGGTGATAACGCCTGACAACATTCCGGCGGGCGTGAATATCCCTGAGGTTGGCGCTAACGCAGATCTGGCGGCGGCCATTTCCAGTGAAGCGGAGAGCTACGCATACAGCCGGGCTTATGACGACGTGGTTCCTGACTATATGGCGCGCCAGCAGGAGTTACAGAGCGGGCAGATCGGTAACGTTGCCGACCTGCGTGCCGAGCTTGCGGCTAATCAACGTCATGCTGACTCGCTTGATGCGACGCTGCAGCAGCGCACCAAAAAGTATCAGGGGCAGCGGATGAAGTTTAAGGATGCGCGCTCTAGGGCACTGAAAGAGATTCAGGCCGAGAAAGACGCCATCGCTGCACGCAATCAGGAGATCAACACATCGCTGGAGCAGAACGCGACAGCAGAGCAGGCGCGCTGGCGCCAGTCTCAGATTTCCCGCGGCGATATCCCCGACGATCTGAAAGTCACCATTTCCGAGCGTGCGCAGCAGATCCTGGACGGCATGCAGATGTCGCCGGTCGCTGGCGCAGTTCGCACTGCCGCAAGCGCCATCAGGGATGCTGACTGGAACGTGAACCAGCAGGCGTATCGCGCTGCGCTGGCACACATGATGGAAGGACGTAGCCCAGATGTTGAGCCCTTCTATGAACTGCACAAACCGGCACTGCGTGAACGCGCCATCCATCGCATACAGAACCCGGCACGGCAGGTTGATGAAACGGCTCGCCCAGCAAGCGAAACAGCCGATCGGGTTTATCAAGAAACGCAAAAGGCAGATCATGAAATTACCGCTGCCGCTGCAGACCTTGATAACGAGCTCAACCTGAGTAACGCCCTGCTTGACGATATCGCTGTCGATAACCCTGATCTTGCGACCACGTTGCGCCAGAAACTCAATGATATTCGTGCCGACGCCAGCGACAATAGCATGAGCAACGCTTTCCGGGCATTTGCCGCCTGTATGATTAACCGGGGGATGTGATGGCAGCAAACGAATTTTTGACGCAGTGCGAGCGCAGTGTAAATGCTGCCGCTGGTCGCGAGCTTTCTTCCGATGAGATGGAGTCGCTGGTGCGTGACATGAACGACACCACTAGGCGAATTCTGGCGACCAATGAGGCGCTGTCTCTGGAAGAGGCCGCGATGCGCGCAGCGGAAGAACTGAGCAATGCCGATATGCTGGCAAAACAGATTGAGGCTCGCAATAAGGCAATCAACGCCCGTATTGCCGCACAACGACTTAGAGAGCTTCGTACTATCTGGAAAGACCGCCCGGATATCGGGCTTGAAGCAATGCTGGTTGGCCGCAACGATGCGCGTACCGGCGCCCGCCGGTCGGTATCTTCGGAGGTGGCGCAACTGCGCGGCAAGTATCATTCCGGTATCAACTACGATTTTGACCGTGCCGGACTGGTGCAATTCATCGCCAGCGGCAGCAATGACCGGGAAATTGCCGATGCAATGTGGCGCATAGGGCGCGGGCAGTCAACTGACGGTATGACAAAGCAATCCGTAAGCGCTGCACAAATCATCATGAAATGGCAGGAAACTGCGCGCATTGATGAGAACCGCGCCGGGGCATGGATACGCAAAGAGCCGGGCTATATAGTTCGCCAGTCACACGACATCATGAAGATCCGCGCCGCAGGTTATGAAGCATGGCGAAATGCTATTCTCCCGCGCCTTGATGAGCGCACTTTTGACGGCGTGGCTGACCGCGAGCAGTTCATGCGTAACATTTATAACGGGCTGGCTTCCGGCGTGCATCTTACATCTGAAAAGCCCGATTGGATGAATGGCTTTAAGGGATCGGCGAACGCAGCTAAACGCGCCAGCCAAGAGCGAATTTTGCACTTCAAAGATGGTATCTCGTGGCACGAGTACAACCAGCAATTCGGCACCGGCAGCCTGCGAGAAGCGCTGTTTGGTGGCTTAAACAGCGCTGCCCGCACAACGGGCATGATGCGCGTACTGGGCACTAACCCACAGAACATGTTTAAGTACCTGACGGACGCCATTGCTGAAGATATCAGCAAATCCGGAAGACCGGCAGCGTTGGCTGACTACATGACGAAGGTGCGTCGCATTAACCGTACCGTAATGCCGCAGGTTGACGGCTCGCTAAATATTCCTGGCAGCGTAGGCTGGGCCAATGCGTCGGCGGCTGTACGCGGCTGGTTGCGTATGAGCCAACTTGGTGGTGCGGTAATCTCATCGTTTAACGACGTGCCTATCGCCGCTACCGAGATGCGCTACCAAGGGCAGAATTTTATGCAGGCGTTGCTTGGTGCTATGAGAGGCCGCTTCACGCGTTACAACAGCGCGGAGCAGAAAGAGATCCTTTCCTCTATCGGAGTTTATTCCGACTCCATGACGCAGGAAATCATCCGGCGCATATCTGGTGATGACACGCTGAATGGAAAGCTTGGTCGCGCGCAGCAGCTTTTCTTTAAGTACAACCTCATGAACTTCTGGACCGAGAGCGGTCGCAACAGCAACGCCATGATGATAACCAACTGGCTTGCAAAGAATGCTGACCAGTCTCATGCGCGGCTACCGGAAGACCTGCGACGCGTGCTGGATCTGCACGGTATTGGCGAACGTGAGTGGGAAATTTTTCGCAACATGGACATGGCCGATAGCGAAGGTCGTAAGTTCATGACGACCAGCGGCATCCGCGGCGTGCCTGACGAAGTGATTGCCGGTTATGTAGAGAGTAAGGGGATCAAACCAACGCAGCGCGCTATCGCTGACGCACGCGATCAATTGGAAGGGCAGTTGCGCGGCTACATCCTTGACCGCCTGAATATCGCCATGTCAGAGCCTGGCGATCGCACGCAGGCGTTTATGAAGATGGGCACGGTGCCAGGAACGGTGGCTGGGGAAGCAATACGATTCGCTGGTCAGTACAAATCGTTCACTGCAAGCTTCATGCAGAACGTACTAGGACGCGAAGTATTCGGGCGTGGTTATATTCCTGCTGGGCTTGGTGAGTCGAAAACCGGATCGCTGACGAATGCGCTGCTACGTAACGGGAAGGGGGCTTTCCTTGGTGCTGCAAACCTCTTTGTCTGGGCGACTATGTTTGGTTATATCTCCATGCAGTCAAAACTCATGCTGAAAGGGCAAACACCACGCCCGGCAGATGCCAAGACGTTTCTCGCAGCCGCATCTCAGGGGGGCGGTCTTGGCATCTTGGGTGACTTCATGTTTGGCGAGGTCAACCGCATGGGGGCCGGGCCGGTTACGTCGCTAATGGGGCCAGCAGCATCGAACGCTGACAGCATTATCACGCTGCTCCAGCAGACCACGAGAGGGGATGCAGATTTGGGTGACTGGTATCGCACGGCACTTGACAATACGCCATTCCTCAACGTGTTCTGGCTTCGTACGGCGATGAATGGTTTAATATTGAACCGGATACAAGATGCCCTTGACCCAGGCTCTCTTGAGCGTTATCAGCGCCGTGTTGAGCGTGAGCAGGGTAACGACTTTCTGATCCCACCATCGCAGTTCATGCTAGGTAAATAATAATGAAGGCAATTATATTTTTTGTTTCAATATTGATGTCTGCATTTTCTTTTGCAGGGCAAAATGTTAAATGCGAACTTCAATACTTTGGAGATAACGATAAATTTAAGGTAACTCAGTTTTCTTTTATGGGGATTCCATCTGATTCATACCTTTATACCTGTGCCGACTGTGGAGGCATCCAGATAAACGTGTTCCCATCTATTCAGACTGTTGCTTCCTACTCATTTGAAAACAACATTGATTTCGAAAGGAAAATCAATGCTGAATACAACAGAAAAGACATAGCTAAACTTGAGATGGAAAACGTTACTCAAGGCGGGAGAATAAAATATTCAATCACCGATACTGGTTTGGCAGAGTTTTACCCAGAGGGCAAAAAGATAAGCTACCTCTACTTTTTAGCCAAGCAACAAAATGGTAAAGAACAAGTAGGTTATTCAGGATTTGTTACCTCTAACGGGGATAAGTCATGCTCAATTATTGCGACATATCCAGGAAAAGAAATTTCTTTTCTGGGAAGTAAATCTTTAAGCTACTTTATGAATCATATATCAATGTAGCGTGACATGTCACAGGCCGCTTTCGCGGCCTTGTTTTTAACGAATGCCACCGCCGCCCGGGCGGGAATCCGCAGACACAAAAAAGCCCGCAACGCGGGCTTATTCCTTCCATTTATCAGAAAAAAGATCTTCTTCTAAAGGCATTGGTTCTGTTTTTGTTTTCTCAAAGAATTGATAACTGATAGTGATTGCTTCCTCTTTAAACTCTTCTTGCTCAGTTATGTTGTGGGCATCTGCGTCAACAAAAAACATAACCAGCGCATCACGATTGTGATTTACCGAATAAACTAAAAAGCAATCACTTGTTGGTATGCATTTTACTTGCACAGACGCTATATTTTTCCATGCATCCCAAGATGATTTTTTACCAGTGTGTTTTTTATCACTATCTTCTGGAATATAGTCTTGGTTATCGACATGAGTATGCCTGACATTTAGTTTAAGCATTTCTGTCGGACGAGCAAATGCAGCATCTTTACCAAGAGATGGATGGTATCCCGTTTTCCAATACTGGGTAAAGGCATCAGATACTTTCTTCAGCTCAAGATCAGATGCACAAAGGGCCGAGAAATTTTGCGTATGCAATACTCGACCCTTATATCTGACAATTTGATTTTTATCATTCTGCGACGCAGACGAACTCATAATTTTCCTTATTGTTACGAGAATCAAAGAAAGCTCGGGATACGCGACTTGCGTGATCTTTTGTCATAGTAACTTTTACGTACTCTACGCTTCCATTGAAAGAACGTCTTGCGGCAGCTTGCGCTCTACGCATCTGCAATTTTTCGTTTCGCATGACATTACCTCATATCTCATAAGTTCATTACACGGATTAATAAAAATGAAACCAATCCGTTTACCCTTGAGGTAATAGTACGCTATTCACCCACAGTCTGCAATCTGTACAGAATTATTTAAAGGCACATCCCTGTGCCGCCGCCCGTCAGAAGAACCCAGCCTTGTCGTTGATGTACTCCGCGTGAGTCTGGATATCACGCAGGCATTTGCTCACACCAACGATGTAGCAAAACATGGTGGTCAGCTCCGCCGCCGCGCCCGATACATCGTGCCCGTCTTCCTGCAACTGGTTCAGCAAATTCATCAGCAGTGAGTTCTCCGTCAGGCCGAGAACACCAGACGGAGAATGAATCAGACTGCGGTAGCCGGGCTTCAGTGGGGCACTGTAGGTTTTGTTCTCTATCTTCATTGCCTGCATCACTGCTGATGCTGTGGCGTTGGCTACCTGGTCGGCAACCATCTTTATGCGTTCTTCCTGCGGGAGCGAGTTTTTAATGTAACTTCCGGTGCGGCGGATCTGAGGAAGAACCTCACCTGTAACCCATTTACGAAAGCGGTAGGGGATAGTGCCTGGTGTCACCGCATCGCGGCAGCGGAGGATCAGTGTGTAGAGGCCTGACTCGGAGATGATGTTGATCTCTTTTACTCGGCTGTCAAAAATTGCACGATGTTCATGCCCTATGTTGAACATAGACCTTTCATCATCATCCAGTTTTTCAAGTGCTTGGGTGACGTTTTGGATACGCAGCGCACTACAAACGTCTTGGGCTACAAACCATGGTTGGCCATCGATAATGATGGAACGGATAGGGTTAACAGATTCAAATTTGAAGATGGCAGTTTGAGCATTAGCCATGGTGGTTATCTCCACTTAGTGATTTTAATCACCACCGCAACGCCAATTACTGGTGGTGAACTGGACAAGGTTGGCGTACCGGCCTAAGTGGTACCGGCGTCCTTTCGGACCCCTGCCCAGCCCACCATAATTCGGATATGGCTGTGCTTAACGCATAAAAAAACCACGTCTGGCGTGGTATGCGCCACTTAGTAACTCGGGACGCCAATCCCGGCACTGGATTTTGCCAGTGCCCGATTACTATGGCACAAGAGGAGTGCGATGTAAATTTACCGCAAAGGTAAATATAAGCACTCCTCTTGGTAATTTCAAATCTTATCTGGTTTGTTTTCGTAATTGTTCGGCACAATAGTCGAGATGTGTTTGCAGATCCCGCATAGACATCTGTGAGCTGGTGACGTAGTTAATCAGTGCAGTCAGTTCGGCAAGTGGGCCATCGACATTAAATCCATCCTTATCGAGATCCCGGAGTAATTTCATCAAGTGCGATCCCTCCACCAGTGACCTGACGCCTCCCGGCGTGTGAATCCTTTCGGTAAATCCGTCTTCCAGTGGATAGTGATACTGCTGCATCTTATCTTCTCCATGTAATAACTGTATATTTATACAGTAGCAAATAATTTGTTTGCTATCCAGCACGTTTTGCGAATTACCTGAAAGGTAATATCTGTTCGTATTTATGGGTTATCTATCCATATGTGGTTTTTTAGGTAATAGAATGATCGGATATGCGGCGCAACGGGTGCTGCGACTATCTGGAGATTTAACATGACGGTCTCAACCGAAGTTGACCACAACGAATACACAGGTAACGGCGTTACGACATCATTTCCGTACACCTTTAGGGTTTTCAATAAATCTGATCTGGTAGTACAGGTGGTTGACCTTGACGAAAATATCGCTGTGCTGGCTCTTGATACTGATTACACAGTTACCGGGGCTGGAGGATATAACGGCGGTAATGTAATTCTCTCGAAGGCGTTGGCTAACGGTCATCAGATATCTATATCACGAGAACTACCAGCTACTCAGGAAACGGATTTACGTAATCAGGGTAAGTTCTTCGCTGAGGTACATGAGGATGCGTTTGATAAACTTACTATGCTCATTCAACAATCATTAAGAAATGATAAGTTGGCTTTAAGAAAGCCAAATGACGTAGCAATTTTTTATGACGCGCTTTCAAATTATATTAGAAATCTTCGTGATCCATCTCTTCCCCAAGATGCTGCTACAAAAAAATATACTGATGATCTTTATGCAAAATTTAGTACCATACTTAGCACCATTATTGAAACCTTAGAAAATGGATTGTATGGCTATAACACGAAGAAATCTTTTGAGTTGGGTAATACCATCATCTATCTTAACGATGTTCTTCTCTGGGAAAGCAACGGCGAATACTACAGATGGGACGGGCCACTGCCCAAAGTAGTTCCTCCAGGATCAACTCCTACCACTACTGGTGGTGTTGGTCCTGGCGCTTGGAGAGGTGTTGGGGATGCGGTTCTCAGATCTGAGCTTGTTAACGGACAATATAGAACTGACGCAACGTCAATATTTTATGTTCCAAATGTCGTTATTAACACGACAACTGACAACAGAAGTGCAATTTATGCTTTCCCTGGTCAGATTTACATCCCAAAAGATGTAACCATCAGGTGTAATTTTTTACCGTCAGATGATGTGACTAAATTTCTTGGAGAAGGTAAAATTCTCACAAGAGACAAATGGGGTAATGAGCATGTTTTTGATGTTGGGCTATCTAACAATGGCCCTGATTTTACTGCTCTTGGAACAATTGCTAAATTTGCAAATAAGCAGAGTTACCAATCAACTATAGAAGATTGCCATGTAGGTATCATTGGTGATTCTATAACGGATGGAGCCTATAGTTCAGGATGGACCCCGAACCCGACTGGTAGCGATGGAAATCTTAACTCTACCAACTACAATCATAATTTAAATGGCGGTAAGCATTCATGGTTCAGAATTTTTACTGATTGCCTCAATATGCTATCCGACAGCACGGATAATATTTTTAAAGCATATAACTGCGGATCGTCTGGCAAGTCACTTGCGACAGGTTGGGGTTATGAAAACTTCGACTATGGATTTTTCCAGAATGCTGCGTATGGAAAAAAAGCTCCTGATGTTCTTTTTATAAGCCTTGGTTTTAATGACAATGGAATACTTCCAACAATAGGATTTGAAGCGTATTTTCATGAGTTTGAAAAGTTGATTAGAAAATCATGGGGATATGGTTGTCCGATATGCTTTGTTACTGTAAACAATAACGATGCGCCAAAGGCTTTCCTGGAGTCAGCCATTAAGAAGCGTATCGAACGCCTTTTCCCAAAGGTCGAGTTTTTGGATTTGTCCATTGCCACGACTGACGCTTATGCAGATATAGGCGCGTACTCTATATCTGATGTTGCCAAACGTGACGGCGGTACTGTCTTTGACCAGAGCCATCCATCAACGATAGGACATGCATACATCGGTGCTTATGCTGCAAAAGAGGTATTAAAAGAGCGCGTTTATACAGCTGTAAAAAATAAGAACCTAATCCCTACTACTCAACTTTCATTTATTGGTATTGGATACCCTTCAAATACCAGATACTACCCATCAATTTCGATATTAAGTGGAGGTGATTATCTTGATGCACTTGGTGGATGGGGAAGGATTACGCCTTCAAATGAAAATGTTATTTGTCGGTATTTTGTATGGAGTGATACAAGCGATATCTCTGTAACATTATTTGAGCCATATAACCCAACTTATACTTCATCAGATCGTGTTAACCAGTTCAATGTCATTCTCAATGACATCAGGAACTCTTCTTATCTATCAGGTAAAGTTGCCAGCAATGGGCTAACATCATTTACAGGCAAACAAACAACGTGCATTGGAACCCTTAAAAAGGGACTTAATATTATCTCAGTGACATATGATGGTACACCTTCGTTAGTATACCCACCAGGCCTTTTATTTAGAGAAAAGTTAACACCGCTTTTTGCAGGGTTTAATTACATACCGTTAAGTGTTAATCAAGTCAAAGGAATAACAGGGAATAATGCCACGGTTAATGATTTAACTCTTGGGTATAATTTTTCTGATCCAGATGATGAGGCTCCTGACATGAGAAACGGCAGTAAGACCTACCAGTCTACAGCAGTTGAGCTTGAGTCAATGCCTGTTGGCCTGCTGGTATTGTTTAACTATAAACAGAAGCAAAAATCAGGATGTGGTGTAAGCAGAACAGCAACAGGAACTATAAACTTTTATACAATGACCAACGGATCTCTCACGTCTGTTTCAAGTTCATCGGTTGATGTTACAGGCAAAGTTAGAGTATTGAAGGGGGGGGATGAAATCACCATTTTCCCAACAACAGGAAGTCCAGTTTCGCAAACCATATCTGGATACTCAGGTGGTAAAACCTGCATGATGAATACTGGTGTGTCGACTTTTACACTTCCGTTACTGTCTGTTTTTTCTAAAGGTTAAGTAAATATCTAGCCCTTTAATGAATGTTTTTCACTAAAGGGCTTTTTCATTTGTTACCAAATTAAAACACATATGGTTTATTGTGTATGATATGAGAACCAACTAAGGAGGTTCTTTATGCACAGTAAACGGTGGTCATTATGTCAGCCGGGCTAACAAGTGAGTCTTTAAATCAGTGGCTTAGTATGGGTTCGCTCGCTGCGGTAATCGCTGGTGTCCCGCCAGAAGTGGCGTTGGGGTCTTTGGCAGGCGCGGTAATCTTTGTTACCTCGGCTGTCGAATACCCGATCCGCCGCCGGGTTCTCCTGTCGATGCTCAGCTTTCTCTGCGGCCTTCTCTTCTACAAACCAACTGCATCCATCCTTATCGGCGTAGCCAGCCTGATCCCTACCATCACGCAGGACTCTTTCGAGAAAGGGATTGTTTTCTCTGCTGGTGCATTCGTGTCAGCAATCGTTGCAGTTCGAATTGGCATCTGGCTCTATCACCGTTCCGATAATCCACGCGAGTTAATTCCGGGGAGAAAAGGCGATGGTAACTAATGAGCTTGTTTTGCTTATCACCAATGCACTTATTTGTACTGGCATAGCAATTCGTGTTGTCACATTCCGGCGTAACGGTTCACAACATCGAAGGTGGGGAGGGTGGCTTGCTTATTTCCTTATTGTTGCTGCGGCCAGTATTCCTGTTCGTGTCGTCTATGCAATCTGGTTACGCACGCCAATGGCTGTGGATTTATCTGAGGTCATTATCAATGCTGTCATGCTTGCTGCGGTTCTTAAAACTCGCGGTAACGTCGTTCAGATTTTCAAAATAACGAGGTCTAAACATGGAGATTAAACAATTCCAGCGAGCTGCTGGTATTAGCGAGGCGCTGGCCGCACGCTGGTTCTCGCATATAACTTCTGCGATGAAAGAGTTTGGTATCAGCAAACCAGAAGATCAGGCAATGTTTATTGCTCAGGTCGGGCATGAGTCTGGAGGCTTCACCCGGCTGCAGGAGAACTTCAACTACAGCGTCACCGGACTGGCTAACTTCGTTCTGGCTGGGCGTCTCACTCAGGGGCAGGCCAACGCATTGGGGCGCCGTGCTGGTGAACCACCATTGCCACTTGAGCGCCAGAGAGCGATCGCAAATTTGGTGTACAGCAAACGCATGGGTAACAATGCCCCTGGTGATGGCTGGAATTACCGTGGGCGCGGGCTTATCCAGATTACCGGTTTGAATAACTATCGTGACTGTGGAAACGGTCTGAAAGTTGACCTGCTGGAGAGTCCTGAACTGCTGGCGCAGGATGAATATGCGGCTCGTAGTGCGGCGTGGTTTTTTGCCAGCAAAGGCTGCATGAAGTATACCGGTGATATTGCACGTGTAACTCTGATTATCAATGGTGGCCGGAACGGCATCGACGACCGGCGTGCGCGATACATAACTGCCAGTAAGGTGCTGGCGGTATGATCCTGATATTCGTAAAAGCATACTGGAAACAGTTGCTTATCGTGGCGATGCTTGCTGTTCTTGCCACATCAGGAGTTGTTGCCTGGAATATACACGGCAGCCGTCAGTACGATGCCGGGTATGCGCAGGCGGAAGAAGACCGCAAAGCCGAAGAAGAAAAAGTTCGTCAGTACTACGAACAGGAGAAAGTGACCAATGAACGTGAAGCGCAGCAGAGGATCGACCAGGCGCGCAATGATGCTCTTGATGCTGCCGCTCGCGCTGGCAGGTTGCAGCAACAGCTCGTTGCCATCCGTGAACAGCTCAGGCAGTATAACGCCATTGTCGGCGCTGGGGCGTCAGCCGCAGATACCGGAGTTTTGCTTGCCGACGTGCTCAGCAAATCTCTCGAGAGAAACAGACAACTGGCAGAGTATGCTGACCGGGCAGCCGAAGCCGGAAGAGTCTGCGAAAAACAGTATGACACCCTGACAAGATAGCATGGCATTTTTCATGGTACTGATTTCCGGTGACGGTATATAAAACGGTACTAAAAAAATTAGTTTTTGGAAAAATGTTATCACTCAATTGGTTATGGCTGCCGTAAATAATTGAGTGGGAATGATTTGACCCTGCACTATGAATGAACAAAACCCTCTGTTACTACAGAGGGTTTTTTATCCTAAAGAATTATAGACTTGAAGTTACTAACATCGTTTAGTTAAACCAGCTATCTGATTTATTCTCTTCTGCTTTGCCCACGCTTTTCATCAGATCGCGACCGCCTTCAGTCATATTCCTGTTTGCGTCAGCTTCAGATTGCACCACATCGGTTTGCGCAGCTTTGTGCTTCAGTTCCTGATCGATAAATTCGTTTTCGCGCTTAACGCGGGCTTCTTCTTTCGCCAGCGCCAGTTTTTGTTTCTGAATCTCTAAGCTGCGTAGCTCATCTTCATAACTTTGATCGCGTTTTTTGTCCGCAGTGGCTTCGGCGTCCAGTTTATCCTGACGAGCTTTCTTATTCGCTGCTGCCGTTGCCGCTCTTTTATTAGCCGCGGCCTGGGCGTTTGCGCGACGTTGCTTCTCTTGCTGGATTTCCCTGTTGCGCTCCGCGACCCATTCGTCATGCTGCCTTTGCTCTTCATTTTTACCTTGCTGTTCCGCTTCTGCGACAGCCGAGAGTTGATCCTGCAATGATGAGGCGATAGCCGGATAGCTTAAGGAGGCTAAGATGGCGCAAAGAAAAACTTTCTTCATGACTCCTCCTGATTATTAGCTCTTTTCAGGACATTTGGTATTTGGCTGAATACGCGTTTCGTTATACGTCGTGGTAATAACAACGGCTAAACCTGTCGTAAACTGGCACTCTTTACCCACCTGGGTGGAGGTATACACTTTGGTGCCTTCCTGATATGTTAAAGAAACACCTTCCACTAAGGTTTTATCATTCACCATAGAACCCGCTGCTGCGCCAACAGCTCCGCCGCCAACTGCACCTGCTGTCGTTCCGGAATTGCTGCCAGACCCGACGTTGTGGCCGATAACACCGCCAGCGACAGCGCCAATAAGCGCGCCGAAGGCTTGTGCGTTCCGTTTATTTTGGGCGTTGTCTACGGCAACTTTTGCGGGAAGAATGGAAATAATATTAACGGTTTTAGTTTCTTGTTTGGTATTCAGTTGATCGGTTTGATAAACATCGGCGGCATGATCATCAGCATTTGACTGGCATCCTGCCAGAGTGAATGACGCTAACATTGCCACAGGCAGAAGACATTTTTTAAATTTCAT